TACGCTTTGTCTTCGACTTTTATACCAAAATAAGGTAAAAAATGTATTAAAATCAATTAAAAATGTATTTTTAAATATAGTTGTGTTGTTTTATTCGTTTATGTTTTGTAGGACTATATGCGTCTAAAAGCATAAAAGAATGTGCTCTAATCGTCTTTAAAACCTTTATAATGTGCTGAGGTATGTGTGCTAAAACCTTTATAATGTGCTGAGACCTTGTGATCTAAGAGAGCATACACTAACGACCGCACTTTTGTCAACTCCGGGGTCACAAAATCCCCACACATAACCTCAAAAAAATATAAGCACTTCTCATAAATACTCTGAAGTATCTTGACATCTTCCCTCCGTTATTCTATACTAGGAAGGTATCACTCAGGGAGTTTCACAAATGGCGACTGCTTATCACCAGGCACAGAAGAGTAAGTATCGCATCACTTTGGAAATCGATGCACTGGCAGACTTTAATCCTCATCAGATTAACTGGGAAGAGTTATTCGATTTGCAGGGCAATGAGAAGTGTGAAGCATATATCGAAGACCTATCAAATCCCAGTCGTTGGTGAAGATAAGGACCGTGTACTTATCGAACGGTGGTGATGATCAGTCAGTGGTCGGTGTGAGAAACTGAAGCTCCTAAAGTGTCTCAGTAGTGTAAGAACGCAACCGACACAGTGACCACCACTTTCCAAGCAAATGTTCTCGACACCAGTTATAACGGTTGGGAGAATTATGAGACCTGGAATGTTGCTCTCTGGATCAACAATGATCAGGGTTTGTATGACATTGCTATGGAGTGTGGTGATTATGAAACCTTCGTTTATTCGTTGGCAGGTGTTATGAATGAGACCCCTGATGGAGTATCATTCAGCGACCCGAAAGTGAACGTGATTCAGATTAACTCTGACGTGTTCGATATCTAGTCTTAAGTAACACTCACTCATTCCTTACTAAGTGACTATGAAAATCACCAATCGTCCTGCACTTCTTGAGTCTTACCTCAACGCACTGATTGATAATATGACCCTGGAAGATATGCAAGAGATTCTATACGCGATGATGGAATCTGATTTTGATCGTATCAGCGACGAACAACTGATTGAGGAGATTAAGTGTACTCACCCCGAACTCCTTAAGTAACACTCAAGGGAATAAGATGCGCCCTATAAAGACACTTACTCAACACACAGTTCACAACACTTTTCTTCTTAACATGTCTAAGTCCGTGATGCTTTCTCTGCTGGCACAAGGTAACACTGGCAGCGAGATTCTGTCGATCCTTGATACTCTTATCGAGGACAATCAGCAGTCGATTGCTTATACCGAACCGACTGCAGATAGCATCGAGTTCTGATACTAACCGTGGGGGCAGTGGTTGACACTCTGCCCCCTTATGTGTTAAAATTTGATATACCGTGAAGAGCAGTTATATGCGCGGTTTGTTTATATCGTCGCGGCGGCGTTGCGTATATAAAAACCCCTAACTACCCTAACCTACAGAGGTGACAAAACGCGAGACATATATCAATCTCAAAAAATTTTTCCGGAAGTATGAAAGCACACAGAAACCCCCACAGAGGACCATACTGGAATTTTTGGAGAGTAGTTCTCGCAGGCTGGTTTATCAGATATCCAAAGACAATGAGTAGAGTAATACTACTACCTCTTGGATTTTTGATTGCACTGATATATAATGCGTTAGTGAATTAGAATTTGCTACAAAAAATTCCGGAGATATTTTTCATATGGAAAAGGTTTATCACATCTATGCAAAGAATGAGTGTTTATATCATTCGTTAAGAGAAGAAGAATTTAGAAATACATGGAATACTCTCAATAATATGGTTGGTTTAATGAGAACTGACTATGTTATTGAGGATTTGTCGTATGAAGAAGTATTTTCTTTACAGGAAAGAAATGGACCTGCGGGTGGACCTTCATATTGACATTGCATAGATAGACTGTTAAAATTGAACTGAAGTTTTTTAAGACTTATGGCAAAAGGATTTACTGTAAAGGCAAACCCACCAAAACAAAAGGAAGCAGAGTGGGACATTGCCGCAATTAAAGAAAGGATGCGAGGCAAGACAATTGTATTCTGTTTACCTGGTAGAGGATGTTCTTTTATTTTTCTGAAGAACTTTGTACAACTGTGCTTTGATATGGTACAGAATGGTATGAGTATTCAGATCTCTCAAGATTATTCTTCGATGGTTAACTTTGCACGTTGTAAGGTATTAGGTGCAAATGTACTGAGAGGACCAAAGCAAATTCCTTGGGATGGTCGTTTGGAATATGATTATCAGTTGTGGATTGATAGTGATATTGTATTTGATACTAATAAGTTCTGGCAACTTTGTGACATGGCAATTGCCGAAGATGGCACCGAGAAAGAAATTGTTTCTGGATGGTATGCAACTGAAGATGGTCACACAACTTCTGTCGCACATTGGCTAGAAGAGGATGATTTCCGTAAGAATGGTGGAGTGATGAATCATGAAACTGTCGAATCAATTCAGAAGCGTAAGAAACCATTCACTGTAGACTACACTGGTTTTGGTTGGGTACTGATCAAGAAGGGTGTATTTGAGAATCTTGAGTATCCTTGGTTTGCTCCTAAGATGCAAGTCTTTGAGAGTGGTAAAGTCCAAGACATGTGTGGTGAGGATGTTTCATTCTGCCTTGATGCAAAAGAAGAAGGTTTCGAAATCTGGTGTGATCCACGGATTCGTGTTGGTCACGAAAAGACTCGTATTATTTGATCTAGGAGGTTATTATGGCAAAGGCAATGATGAAGGGGGGATCTTATGTCCCCGGAAGCCCTAAGAAAACTCGGCAAGGAAAGGGGAAGAATACACTTCTCTCAGCGACTTCTCGTAATGGAAGAAAGAAACGCTATAGGGGTCAAGGTAGAGGTTAAATAGAATAAACTGATATTCTCATGTATCATTTAGATTGCTGCGATGAATGGAACTCAATTCATCCACACGATATGTGGGTATATAATAAACTATTCTTAAATCAATCTCTGGGGCATCTCTGTGGACCTGTAGGGTGCCCTGTTCCACATTCTGGATACTATATCGTCCGACCAAGTATTAATTTACTTGGTATGGGACGATTTTCTCGTATTGAATGGATTTATAAATCAACTGATACCTTTCATCCTGCAGAATTTTGGTGTGAAATCTTCGAAGGTTCTCATCTTAGTGTTGATTTTCATAATAAAAAGTCTGAGTTGGTTGTTTTAGGTGAAAGAGATGATGATGATCCTCTCTATAAATGGAGTAAATGGACTAGAATTAACTATGATGTTAAATTCCCAGAAATTTTAAATGAGTTAAAAGGAAATTATGAGTGGATTAACTGTGAATTTATTGGAAATAAACTCATAGAGGTTCATTTTAGACAAAATCCAGACTTTAGATATGGAAATTCTATTGCAATACCCGTTTGGAAGGGTGATAGACCACAAAAAATGGAAGACTTGACCTTTATTAAGGATAAAGACTACTTAAGAAAAGGGTTTTATATTGATTCACGGGATAGCAACCCCGTAAAAAGTTCTGATTTAACAAATCAGGAGGAAAAATGGACGCAAAAAACGATTTTCTAGACAATTTAGCAAATCATCAGCACCAAAAGATGCTTCGTGAGATTGCGAATGATGATTTAACTCCCAAAAAACATGATTTTATTCATCAAAATGAACTTCATGAGAGAATTCGTAATGATGAAGACTATGATGACTGGGAATATGGAACAGAACCCATTCCTTTAAACGAATTTTGACTTAATAAATAAGATAGATTCGTATTATCTTATAATTAGATGCCTTTAGAGAGGGTAAGTAAAGGGTTTAAAGATATTAGTATGACATTTCAGGTCAATCCTTTGACCAATGATTTGATTGCATTAAATAATACCAATGCGATTGCCCGTTCTATACGAAATATTGTATTTACCCTTCCTGGGGAGAAGTTTTTTGCACCAGATTTTGGATCAAGGATATCAAAATCTTTGTTTGAGAATATGGATAATCTATCTGCAAAAGATATACAAGATGAAATTGAGTACTCGATTACTCAATATGAAAAAAGAGTATCTCTTAGGGATGTAAAAGCTTCTCCAGACCCAGATAATCTCATCTTTAATGTATCGATAGTGTACGATATTATAGGAGCTGATGTACCCCCTCAGCAATTAGAATTTGTTTTGCAACCAACTAGGTAAAAATGCCATTAGCAAACTTTTCCAACCTGGACTTTGAACAGGTTAAAATAACGCTTAAAGAATATCTAAGATCTAACTCAAATTTCACTGACTATGATTTTGAGGGATCCAATCTTTCGACTATTCTTGATGTATTGGCATACAATACCTATATCACCTCATACAATGCAAACATGATTGCCAATGAGGTTTTTATTGATAGTGCAACTTTAAGAGAAAACGTTGTTGCTCTTGCAAGAAATATTGGATATGTTCCAAGGTCGCAGAAAGCAGCAAGAGCAACAATAAGTTTTTTTGTTGATACTCAGGGTGTTACACCAACACCTGCGTCCATAACCCTCAAGAAGGGCGTTATAGCGTCCACTAACAGACAATTTAGAGGACAGTCTTATGTGTTCTCTATTTTAGAAGATATTACAGTTCCTGTTTTTAATGGATTTGCTGTATTTGATAATATTGAAATTTATGAAGGTACTTTACTAGAATCAAATTTCACATATTCTTCGACCAATCCAAATCAGAAATTTATCTTACCAAACTCAGGTATCGATACAACTCTGCTTTCAGTCCGAGTCAGAAGTAATCAATCATCTACTGCATCTGTTAAGTATAGTCTCCAAGACAGTTTGTTTGATATAAAATCAGACTCAAAAGTTTATTATATTCAAGAAATAGAAGACGAAAGATATGAATTAATATTTGGAGATGGAATCTTTGGTAAGGCATTGGAAGATGGAAATTTCATAACAGCAAATTACATCGTCTCAAGTGGAGATTCTGGCAATGGTGTAAATCAATTTAAGTTTGCTGGTAGATTATCATATACAAGAAATTCTATTGATTATACGGTAACGTCTGGTATATCCTTATTAACAACTGGATTACCATCATCTGGAGGAGAAGCAATAGAATCTGTTGAGTCTATCAAAAAATACTCAACTAGAATATATGCATCTCAAAATCGTGCATTAACTGCAAATGATTATGAGACATTAATTCCAACAAGAATTTATCCTGAAACTGAATCTATCTCTGTTTTTGGTGGAGAAGAGCTGACTCCACCTCAGTATGGAAAAGTATTCATTAGTATAAAACCAAAAACTGGAGACTATCTTCCAAATCTTATTAAAGAAAATATTAGACAAAAGTTAAAGAAATATTCTGTAGCAGGTATTGTTCCTGAAATTTTAGATCTCAAGTATCTCTACTTAGAGATAAACTCAAAAGTATATTATAATACAAATTTAGCACCTAATTCTGCTTTTGTATCATCTACAGTACAGAATAATGCACAAAAATACTCTGAATCAACAGAGTTAAATAAGTATGGTGCAAGATTTAAATATAGTAAATTTTTAAAAATTATTGATGAAAGTCATGAATCGATTACATCAAACATAACAACTGTCTCTATGAGACGTGATCTAAGAGTTGCTGTTAATGCTTTTGCAGAGTACTCTATTGGATTTGGAAATGCATTCCATGTGAAAAGCATGAGTGGATATAATATTAAAACTTCTGCTTTTAGAGTTAATGGTGTTAGTAATGATGTTTACATTTCTGATATTCCAGATACAAATGGACTGGGTGGAAACCTCTTTTTATTCAGTGTCCCTTCGATAAATTCTACAAGTCCATCAATTGTAAGAAGAAATATCGGAAGAATTGATTATGTAAATGGAGTATTAACTTTAAATCCCATTAATATTATTTCTGGACAAATTAAAGATGGACAAGTGATCATTGAGATTTCTGGAACACCTAAGTCTAATGACGTAATTGGATTACAGGATTTGTATTTGCAACTAGATATTAATAACAGCAATTTTGAGACTGTTGTGGATGAAATTTCTTCTGGATTAGATCCTTCGGCATCAAATTACATTGTTACCTCAAGTTATCCAAATGGTGCGCTAGTTCGTCCAGGAGGTAGAGGTAGCGCACCAGTAGAAACAGGTCAAAGAACAACTACAAGACAATCTACTTCACAAACATCAACAGCATCAGGTGGCGCGGTAATACCGTCAACCAGTATTAACAACGGTTTTACAGGATCAACTTCAGGTTACTAATAATAAAATGACAGAAAAAAGAGTTCAGTTTAATAACGTAGTCCAGAATCAACTTCCTTCACATGTAAGGGAGGATTTTCCTTTAATATCCGAATTTTTAAAGCAGTATTATTTGGCTCAAGAATTCCAAGGAGCTCCTATTGACTTAATTCAAAATATTGATAGGTATATTAAGTTAGACAAAACTACTAATTTAATTGACTCTGTTGTTTTATCTGAAGATATTACTTTTTCTTCGACTACAATTAATGTTGATCTTGCATTATCGACAACTGGAACAGAAGGATTTCCAGATTCATATGGACTCTTAAAAATTGGCAATGAAATTATTACATATACTGGAAAAACTAGATCATCGTTTACTGGATGTTTGAGAGGATTTGTTGGCGTATCGTCATATCGTCAGGATAATAGTCCAGAAAATTTAGTATTTGAGCAAACTGAAGCAGAAAGTCATTTAAAAGGATCCACAATTCAAAACTTGAGTTGTTTATTTTTAAAAGAATTCCTGAGAAAAACTAAAAAACAAATTTTACCCCTAATTAATGAAAGAGATTTAGATGAAAGATTAAATGAAAATCTTTTCCTAAAGCAATCAAAAGATTTTTATCTCACTAGAGGAACTGATAAATCATATGAAATTCTATTTAAAGCTTTATATGATGAAAATGTAAGTATCATAAAACCAAGAGAATTTTTATTCACCCCATCAAATTCAGACTATAGAGTTACTAGAGATCTTGTTGTTGAGCAAATCAGTGGAGATCCTTTTGAGTTAGAAAATTCTACTTTATTCACTGGAGATTATAAGTTTGATCCAAGAATAAACAAAGCATATGCGCCTGTAACAAAAGTAGAAAAGGTTAACACATCAAAATCAGATGAGTCCTACTACAAAATTAGTCTAGATGCTGGATATGATAGAGATGTAAATGTAGACGGTGCTGTTTATGGTGCATTTGCAAAGCAACCAAAAACAAGATTAATAGGAAATGTATCTACTGGAGCATCTGTACTTAATGTAGATTCTACAGTTGGATTTTTTACATTTGGCGAATTATTTGTCACTTATGATGATACTACAACTGGAGTAGTTTCTTATACCTCAAAATCTATTACTCAGTTTTATGGTTGTTCCAATGTTTCTGGAAATATATTGGATGCAACAGAGGTTGGGATCAATACCTTTGCTTATGGAACCTCAAATACTGATCCAACAAAGACAATAAAAGTAAGAATTAATTCTGTATTAAGTGGTCTGGAATATCCAACTAATACTAGGTATTATGGTGTAGGAGATAATGCAAGAATTGATACTCTTGGAATTGCTAGAACTGACTTTAGATTTAAAAATTGGTTTTATAATGTCGCATCTTCTTATTCGGTAAAGAATATTACCTTAATTGACTCATCCGATAGCAGTTATGAAATTACTCTGAATAATCCACATTACTTTAAAGTGAATGATATCATCTCGATATCTGATAATAATGGGATAAGTAAACCATCCTTTGTTTATTCTGTTGTAGGTGAAAGAAAAATCAGAATAAAAGGTCAGGGATCATTATCTCTTACAGCAAAATATATTATTAATAGAAATATTTTATCTGGTAAATCAAATTATTTTGATTCAGCAGAATTATATGCATCCAATGTTCAGAGTGTTTATGATAATGGGAATGATATTTTAGTTGCTTCATCATCAATCCCAACTTATTCTAGTGTCGCATTAAACACAACCGATAGAAAAGTAACTTTTTCTGGGACATTTTTAGGGGAAGAATTCGAAATAACTCCTTTAAGTAATCATGGATATTATACTGGAGATGCTGTTTATTACGAATCAGAAAAAATCACGCAGAGTTATGTAGATGATAATGATACTATTAGTCAGAGAACAATAAATGGAACATCTTTGGGATCCAATTTTCCCGATGGAGTATATTATATTAAAAAAATTAATGATAATACGATAAAACTCAGTAAAACTATTAATGATTTGTATCTTGGTAGATTTTTATCTGTAGAAACTCAAGTAACAGTAACCAATAATACAATAAAACCATTTAAGTTTAATAATAAAACTCTTAGAAATCAGAAAATCTTAAGAAAAATTCCAAAAAATCCTGAGCATGTTGGAAAGTTAACAGAAACACAACCAGGATTTACAGGAATTCTTAATAATGGTGTAGAGATTTTAAATTATAAATCAAGGGATGTTGTAAGATATGGAAAAATAGAATCCATTGAGATTATTTCTTCTGGAAATAATTATGATGTAATTGACCCACCACTGTTATTCATTAATGACCCTGTTGGAACAGGGGCAACAGGAAGTGTTTCGGTTTCTGGAAGTTTAAAAGAAGTACGAATTGTCGATCCAGGATTTGATTATATTGAGACTCCAACTATTAGAATTAGTGGTGGAAATGGAAGGGGAGCAATAGTTTCTCCAAAAATGAAACTGGTTGACTATTCAGCAGAATTTTTCTCAGATATTGGGTCTCAAAAAGTTGGAATTGGATCCACCGTATCTACTATTGGATTTAGTACATATCATAAATTGAGAAATGGTGAGGAAGTAATTTATAGAACAAATGATTTAAGTGGTGTTGGTGGATTATCAACCAATTCTAGTTACTATGTTTCCGTTCAAGACAATTTTACAATTAAACTCCACAAAACATTAAGTGACGTTTTATCCGGCATCAATACTGTAGTATTAACTTCACATGGAGAAGGAACTCATTTCTTAAGATCAGTCAAAAAGAAATCAGTTATTGATTCTATTAATATAATATCATCTGGGTCTGGATATGAAAATAAAAAGAGAGTTACTAATTCATCAGGAATAAGCACTTCATACAACTATATTACTATTAATAATCATGGATATAATAGTGGAGAAATCATCAAATATACTGCAGAAGGCACTGAAATTGGCGGTCTTACTAGTGGATCGGAATATTATGTAATAAAAGTAAATGACAATAGTTTTAAGTTGACAAATGTTGGACTAACTACATCCAATAAAGATTTTTATTATAGAAGTAATCAATACATTCCTTTCTCTTCTGTTGGTGTAGGTACGCACGTTTTTAATTATCCCGAAATTTCAGTATCTATTGCAGGTAAGATTGGAATTTCTTCTATAGGATCGGAAACTTTTGGGGCACAAATTCAACCAATTTTTAGAGGACAAATAACATCAGTTTCACTTACCAGTAATGGAGTAGGATATGGATCATCTGATGTTTTAAATTTAGACAAGCAACCTCAAATTTCTTTGGTTTCTGGTGAAGAAGCTCAACTTCTCCCAATCATCAATGACGGAAAACTTAAAGAAGTTCAGGTTTTGGGTAGTGGTAAAAAGTATAATTCCCCACCAGATTTGCAGATAAGTGGAAGTGGATTTGGTGCGGTAATAACACCAATTTTAGTTGATGGATCTATTACCTCTGTTAAAGTTTTAGAATCAGGAGCAGGATATACTCAACAAAATACTACAATAGATGTTATTTCTCCTGGAAATGGAGCAAACTTCCGAGCAAATATTCAGCAGTGGAGAGTTAATCTTTTCCAAAAACATTTTGATAAATTCACTGATGATGATGGATTTATTGAGCAATCTTTAAATGATAAAAATGAATTGCAATATTGTCACATTTATGTGCCTAGAAAATTAAGAGATGTTGTATATGCGGTAGATCAAGATGGCAATACATTATATGGAGAATCTGATTTAAGAAAAAATGCTTCTGGAGAAACTACATCCACAAATCATTCTCCAATTATTGGATGGTCTTATGATGGACATCCAATTTATGGTCCATATGGATATTCTACAAAGTCTGGTGGATCAGTTACTCAAATGAAGAGTGGATATATTGACGAATCTTTATCCAAACAGAATCGTCCATCATTGTCTATCTGGCCAGCAGGATTTTTTGTAGAAGATTTTACATACAAAAAAGTTTCTGACGAAACAGTTCTCGATGAAAATAACGGAAGATATTGTGTAACACCAGAATATCCTAATGGAACTTATGCATATTTTGCTACTGTTGATATTTCTTCACCAGACTCATTCTATCCTTTCCTTGGATTTAAGAGACCAGTATTTCCATATTTAATAGGAAATAATTATCATGCAAAACCAGATCAATTTAATTTTGATCCAGCATCAAATCAAGATTTATTTGATTTAAATGTTACGGACTATAAGAAAAATACAGATCCATATAATTACTTTGATCCTGATGAATTAACAGAATACAAGTATATATCTTTACCAAATCAATTAAATCAAAAAATAGAAATTACCAGTACATTATCTGGAAAGATTGATTCAGTTGGTATACTTACCGGCGGAAATAATTATAAAGTAAATGATAATATAATCTTTGACAATACAGGAACAAATGGAAGTAATGCTTCTGCAAGAGTTTCTAGAATTTTAGGAAAATCTGTAAGTGGCGTAAGTTTAGCAACCAGTTCTATTTCTAATGTTGAAATTTATCCAGGAAATGTTTCTGGACAATACTTACTTTTTGCTAATAATCCACATGAATTTGCAAATAAAGATATCATTAATATAACGGGATTATCGACATCAACATTTAATATTAAAGGAACCTACTTTGCTGGAGTTTCTACAGATACCTTTAAGTTAGCTGGTGTTGGAACAACTTCTTCCGGTATTGGAAGTGATGGAGTTACTGGTGTAGTGACTTTCTTTAATTTAACGGGCAATTTGAGTTTTACAAGTATCAGAGAAAATGATATTCTTCAGATAAACAACGAAAAAGTTAAAGTATTAAATGTTGACAAACGTCTTTCTAGAATTAGAGTTTTAAGATCCGTTTCTGGAACAGAATCTTCTGCACACTCAGTTGGATCTGCACTTACAGTATCACAAAGAAAGTTAACAGTTGATGTTGGAATAAACACCACATATGACTATAAAATTAATGAGCAATATTACTTTAACCCATCGGAAAGTGTTGCTCTTGGAAGTTCAGAAGGTGTAGGAATTGGATCAACAATATTTTTCTCAAATCCAGGATCTGGAGCAACTTCTATTTTTATACCAACAAAAACTATTTTCTTAAAAGATCACAAATTAGAAACAGGAGATCAAGTAACTTACACGTCTAATGGAGGAACTGGTATAATTGCTTCAGATGAGCATAATGTAGGTATTGGATCCACATTGTTTGATGGGCAAACTTTATTTGTTGCTAGAGTTAGTGAAAATCTAATCGGATTATCAACAGTAAAAGTTGGATTAGGTACTACAGGATCTTTTATTGGATTGGAAAATCCAGATTCAACAACTCTTTTCTTTGAGCAACTTGGAACCGGGGTATATCACAGTTTAAAAACAAATTATTCTGTTTTAACTGCTGAATTATTTAAAAATACTGTAACAGTTTCTACAGCAGAAACTCATGGAATGGAAGTGGGGCACAGTGTATATTTAACTGTAAATCCAGGTATCACATCATCATTTGTAATTTCTTATAATGATTATAATAGAAGATTGATTGTTAATCCAAGATCTTACAATGTTTCTGGAATAACAACATCAACATCAATTATTAATATTACCAACCATGAATTTACAACTGGTCAAAAAGTTATCTATACTTCCGATGAACCATTAATTGGACTTTCTAATAATGGAATTTACTATGTTATTACTATTGACAGAGATAACTTTAAACTTACAAATAGTTATTATGACTCTATACAATCTATTCCAACTGCAAGTCAAATATCAATAAATCCAGGTACTACTGAGGGTGGTTTTATAAGCCCAGTTAATCCAAAAATAACTTTATATAAAAATTCTGAGGTAGAATTTGATTTATCGGATTCTTCACTATCATATCAAAAGCAATCTGTTAATTATTCTGCATTTGAGTTAAATTTCTACACAGATAAAACTTTTACCAATAAGTACTTTGGAAATTTTGATGGCAAGAATTTAGATGTTAGAAGATCCGGAAAAACTGGAATTGATGCAGATGCAAAGGTTGTTTTGGTAGTAAATGAAAACACCCCAGAAGAATTATACTATAAATTAGACCCTCTTTATGATAATGATATTCCTTTAGAAAAATATGAGATAAATTTTGATGTAGAAGTACCATCAAGCAATCAAATTTTTGTAAGAAACAGTCGATATAATGGAAAGCATAGAATTTCTGTGGCAAGGTCAAATTCTTTTGATTTTACTATTGGTGATACTCCAGAAAAATCTATTTACTCTTCATTAGGATCTGCAGCGATTATAAACTATGAAACTGATTGTATTCATGCTTTAGGTCCTATTTCTAGAGTGGAAATTCAGAATGGTGGAAAAGAGTATAGGTCTCTTCCAGGAATATCAACTGTTACCTCCAATAATGGATTGGGAGCTATTCTGCAATCTTCTAGTAGAAATGTTGGCAGGATTAATAAAATAAGGATCAAAGATATTGGGTATGATTTCCCAGCGGATAAAACTTTGAGACCATCAATGCTTCTTCCAAATATATTGACAATTGAGTCTTTAAAGTACATTGATCAGATTGGAATTACATCTGCAGGAAAAGGTTACACTTATGCACCAGATCTCCTTTTATTTGATGGTAAAACCAATCAAAGAGTCACAGATGTAGACCTTAGATATTCTCTTGGTGACAATAAAGTAGAAATTATTAAAAACACTAGTGGAATTAACAATGTTATACCAAAGATAATTCCAATTAAAAATACTAACGGTGTTGGTATTAGCACTTTAAATTATAACCCTAATACAAATCAGGTTACTATTACATTATCTGCAGGGTTTAGTAGTGAAGAGGACTTTCCATTTGAGGTCAATGACAAGGTTCTTATCGAAAGTACTAGTGTGGGTGTGGCATCTACATCAAAAGGATTTAATTCATCAGATTTTAACTATAAACTATTTACTTTAGTTGCAGTTGATAAAAATATTGGTGGTGTCGGAGCAACTGTTGCATATAGTACAGAAGGATTACTCAACAACGGGGAATCTTTTGGAACCTTTGATTTGAGAAATTCTAGAGGTGCAAGAATTATACCTGAAAAACATTTCCCATTATTCGATATTAAGTTGGTGAACAATCAATTTATTAAAGGAGAAACTATAGTATCAAATAAAACATCTGGTATTGTAGAAGGTTGGGATGCAAAAACAGGTCAGTTAAGAGTTTCCACAAACAAGTCATTTAAAGTTGGAGAAAGAATAGAAGGAATCTCTTCAAAAGTTCAGGCAGTTCCCACTGAAGTAATAACGTATGATGCTATTGTTGACACAGATTCTTCTGCAATATTTCAACAAGGTTCTCAAACAAACTCAGGATTTTTAAATGCAAATATGCAGAGAATTCAAGATAGTTTTTACTATCAAAATTTCTCATATTCTTTAGGGTCTAGAGTTCCATACGAGACTTGGAATGATGTTATAAGTACAACAAATCATCCAGTTGGATTTAAAAAATTCTCCAATCTTCAGGTAGAAACTCCAGCATCATTCACGGACATTGCAGATAATTCTTTGGCGGTTGGAATTTCTACGGATTTAACATCTTTTATTGTCCTAAACAATATTTACGGTGTTGCTAATTTAAATTGTGTTTATGACTTTGATTTGGCAAGAGAAAACTCTTTGGATGGTGGAACTTATTCTGATGAAATAATTTTCTCAACAAGAATTCTTACAGATTACTTTGAGTCCTTTGGAAACAGAGTTGTTTCTTTTGATGATATAAGTTCCGAATTTGATAACAATGTTAGATCAACAAGATATGCATTAATTGATGGATTTAACATAAACAATAATAGAGCAATAAAATCTTTTGTCTATGCAAAAGATGAAAGATATACTGCAGAAAGACAACTCTGCATGGTTACAGTAATTCATGATAATTCATATTCATATATGAATCAATTTGCATTCATCAATACTCATGGAGAAATGGGTGCTTTTGATTTTACTATTTCTGGAGAAAATGGATCTATTCAATTCTATCCAAACAAGTTTGCATTTAATGATTATCAAATTGTAAATGTTGCATATTATTTGGATGATAATGTTATTGGAGTGGGAGAAACATTTAATCTTGGTGGTATTGTTGATATTAATACAAGTAGTGTAGATGCGACTGCAGGCAGAACAAATATAGTTTCTATTGCAAATACATACAGATCAATGAAACTGTATGTTTGTTTATCTGATCTTACAAATAATGAATTCCAATATGATGAACTTAATATAGTTCATGATGATTCTGAAGTAAGTTGTAGTGAGTTTGGTAGATTAACTACCAATCTTGGATCTTACGTTGGAACTGGATTTGGAACATATTATCCATATCTGGATGGGTCTCAATTAAAGGTAGATTTTATTCCTGAAGTAGGTGTTGCAGTTACTGCAAATACTATGCAAATTGGTATCAGCAGTGATTCTGCTACCGGAATTGGAACATCCACCATGAAACATGTTTGGATGGAAGCCAGATCGACCGATATTGCATCTTCTGCTTCTCCAGGAGTTCATACTGTAGGTTCTTACTTACCATCTTATGATGCCGCTTACTTTGTAGTTCAGCTTTCGGATACTACAAATAATAATCACGAAATGAGAGAGATTCTTCTCCTTGATGATGATTATGATGAAAATGGAACCGGAACTTCAGTAATTCAGGAATTTGGAATAGTTGAGACTGGATCTGTTGTCCCATACATTACAGGAATAGGAACATTTGGATCTGTAGTTCTTCCTAGCGGTGGAGTGGAGTTAACTTTCACACCAGAACCAAATATCGATGTTCAGGTAAAGGTTTATATGAATGCATTGAGACTTATTGATGATACAAAGGATGAAATTGATTTCGAGAATGGACTTATACAAGCACATTATGCAAGATATGAAGGAACTCAAAACACAATTAAGAGATCTTTTGAGTTGACTCATAAATCATTACCAGTATTTGAAAGATATTTTGAGGGAAATAACAACGACATTGTTAGTATTGATGCCAATACTATTACTATTCCAAACCACTTGTATGTTTCTGGGGAAGCAGTACGTTACGATAGAAATGGTGGCATAACTTCTTCAATTGGAATTGGAACTACAACTTTTGCCGGAGTTGGAAGTACAGAATATCTTCCTATAAATGAAGATATATTTGTTATTAAAATCGGAGATGATATTATTCAATTAGCATCTAGTGCAGAAAATGCATTAAAGGCTATACCAGAACCAATAGAATTGACTAGTGTTGGTATTGGTACTTCTCACAGATTCATTGCAACCAATCAAAATTCTAAGTGTCTTATTGCTCTTGATAATTTAATCCAGTCACCAATTGTTCCAACAACAATTACGACTACCTTATCTGAAGCAATAACAACTGGAGATAATGCAATTTATGTTAGCAATATAACATCCATCTACGGTTCAGACCTTCTCAAAATGGGTGATGAAATAATGAAGGTCACTGGAGTTGGAATTGCTTCTACAAATAGATTTGCTGTTCGTAGAGGTTGGTTAGGAACTCGCATTGGAATTGGAACTACTGGGCAGACATTAACAAAAGTTGTTGGTAATTACAATATTAGAGAGAATGTTATAACTTTTGTTGAGGCACCTTATGGACAGCAACCATTTGGAAGTATTACCAATCCTCCAGATGATAGGGATTGGGTTGGAATTTCTACCGGATCAAGTTTCCAAGGAAGAATGTTTATGCGTTCTGGAACTGAAGGTGGATCAGATGAAACTTACTCCAAAAATTACCTTTATGATAGTTTGTCTGGAGAATTTGATGGCACAAGATCGACATTTACTCTAACATCTGTTGGATCATCTAGTATTACGGGAATTTATGACGAAAATGCAATTGTTCTCGTAAATGATATTTTCCAAGGACCAGGAGAATCATTTGATTATACTTTGGAAGAAAGTTCTGGAAATACAAATATAGTATTTACTGGAACTGCATCATCAACAACAACGGATGTTAATACTGCAAAAATTCCTATCGGTGGAGTTCTATTATCTGTAGGATCAACTGAAGGATTGGGATATCAACCTCTAGTTTCTGCTGGAGGAAGTGTTGTAGTTTCTGGATTGGGAACGATAAGTTCTATTAGTGTTGGAAATACTGGATCTGGATATAGAGCATCAAATTCTTATGAAATTCTAACAAGTATATCTTCTACAGTGAGTGCAGGTTCTACCGA